CTTAGGCCGATGCGGGAGGAGCTCTCGAGGACCTATCCGAGGCGGCGATTCTGGTGATGGGCGCCGCCAATTTCGAGGCTTGCCGCCGCTCGCTCATCGCGGGCTCGGGTAACGAAGGTGGCGGGCCAGGATTCGTCGGCGGTCCGTACGGCAGTGCACAGAACCCGAGCGACTTCTTTGCGGTCAAAACTGCCCCGGATGGCAACGGGGTCAGTCTACAGAGGTCGGTGACAGACACCCCTCATTCAGACGACATTCCCGATGGTTTCAAGTTCACGACCATAAACAGCAATGGGTCTTCTGGGTACTGGACTATGACTTGCGGTAGTTAGAATCCCGGGGCAGCCCCCGTCCCTGCGGACGGGGGCCTTTCCGTATTGGATCAGTAGGAACTAACCACGTTCCACTGAAGACCATCGTGCATGAACACCGCGCCGTGCGTACCAGCCGCAGAGACTAGAGTGAACGTCGCAGACCCGCCGATGGTGGTGTCGGCGAACGTGGACGTAGTGGTCGTCTGATTGACGGCGGTCACCGTGATGGTGTTGGACGCCGTGGTCAGCTGGGCCTGGATTTCGATCCTCCGGCCACGAAGCGGGTGGTTGGCGACCGAGGTCACTTCACCAAGCGCCGACTTCTCGTAGGGAGGAAGGTCGACGAACAGCGCCGCCGTGTTGTTGCAGACCACAAGGTAGTCCGAACCGCCGGTAGCGCCGAACTTCGGCTCCAGGTTGGCACTGGCGGCGGTGGTGCCGCTGCCCGAGCCGGACAGGGTGACACGAGTGACGTCGCACTTGTAGTGGGTGCCAGTGGTGGCGAGATACTGCGGAAGGGCGGTGGCGGTACCATCAACCTGCGTAGCACCAACGTTGACAGTGGTGTAGTTGAGATCATCAAAACCGGACATATTCAGCTACCCCCTATCAGGTGTTGTGGATGCTGGAAGTGGTGCGGACCTGGTAAAGGGCCGCCTGGCGGTAGATGGACCAACCCGCGACGCCGTACCAGCCGATCGGCCGGGCGCGCATGAGCTTGTCCACGACCGGACCCACAACCACGTGGAAGTCCTCCGAGACGGCTTCCGCGAGGGCCTGCTGGCCCGCGAACAGCGTGTAGAACACGCGAGCCGAGGAAGCTCCAGTGGTGTCCTGGAAGGCCCTGGGGGTCTCCACGAAGTAGGCACCCTGGTACTGGCCGATCTCGCCAGCCCAGATCGACCCGGGGGCCGAGTAGACGTGCGGAGCGAGCCAACCGGCGATGGTCGCGGCCTCAGACTTCAGGTCGTACGACACTTCCGGGTGGATGGCCGCCCAGTAGAGCGAGCCCTTGCGCGGGAGCGCCTTGCCGGTGCGGAGCTTCGCGACCGCGGCACGGACGTGCTGCGACTGGAAGAGGTCCGTACCGGTGATCGCCGAGTTTGCGCCGGAGTTGAACGTCATGGAACCGCCAGCCTGGCGGATGACGTTGGTGCCACCGGTGAGGACTGCCAGGACAACCTGGTCGATAGAGTCCACCATGTTGAACGCGACGATGTTGGCGATAGCCGGGTCCACGTCCGAGAAGCTGAACAGGTTCAGCAGCCGGGTGCGCAGGACGGCGTTGCCGTATTCCGCGAGGGTAACCGAAATGGTGCTCGGGTTACCGATCGCGACAGCGTCGGGGTCAACGGTTTCCGTGAGAGTGCTCGTGGCCTGTGCAAGGTCGTTGTACAGTTCGAACACGACGGAGCTGCCGGGCATGGCCTGCTGCGCGGGTCGCTTGTCGGCGACCTCACGGTGAAGGGGCTGCGCGCGGAGCTGGAACTCGACCAGGCGGTCATAGGCAGTCTGTACCAGGTTGGCGAGTGCGCCAGTCCCGGTATAGCTGTTAACCATAGGTTAGCCTTGTCTTGAGAGATTCAGGAATTGAGGGCCACCGGCCCCCGGTAGTCACGGAGGAAGGCCATTACATCCTCCTCCGATTCGCATGCGGCGAGGCGGGACTTGAAGTCGATCTCGGTGTGCGCTTCCGCAGCTTCGAGCTTCTTCATAGTTTCGTACCCGTCCATCTCCGACTGCGAGAGTGCGCTGCGCTGCTCCTGCGTCTGCTGGGTCTGGCCAGACCCGAACAGTTCCGCATTCTCAGCGACCCACTCGTCCACCGATTCGACGGTGGTCTCCCGGTCCTTGGGGTAGAACTTTGCTACCCTCGGATCGAGATTTCGAGCCGACAGGATCTCTGCAAGGCCGGAGTGGCGGCTCACCGCTTGGAGCTTTCCCATCTCAGTCCGGAGAGCCTTTAGCTCCTCGGCCTGGGTTTTGGTAAGCTTCCGGAGAGCCTTCATACCGTTTTCCGGCGCTTCGTCGATTTCGTCGAACTCGTTTGTGCTCATGCGAGCGATCTCCCTTTTTAAGGCCGCGTCCACCCGGGGAAGGTGAACGGATACCTGGTTGAGTTGCCAGACTGAAATACATTCCAGCGACGCTGACAGAGTCGTGGAAGAGTTGCGGGAGTGGGATTCGAACCCACGGCCTCCGGGTTATGAGCCCGATGCGCTACCGAACTGCGCTATCCCGCTGTGCGGTGTTCGGTCAATACCGAACACCGATGAGACTAAAAACCGGTTCCCGCAGTCTGCTGAGAGAAGGACTTCTGTCCGACTCCGCCCTGACCGGTGAACGTGGCCTGCTCCTTCTGAGACAGCCCCAGGCGGATGTTCTCGGCTTCGCCGGAGTTGCCCAGGGTCTCGTTCTCCGCTTCCTTCTGCGTGTACGCAGGGGCCTTGGAGTAGATGCTGCTGAGCTTGGCCGCCTCGGGCATCATCTGAGAGATCTTCTGGTAGGCGCTCTGGGCGGTAGCCGCAGAGACGCCCTGCTGGGCGAACTGGAGGGCGCGAGACGAGTCCACCTGCAAGCCGGAGAGCTTCCCGGCTTCGATGATCTGGGCTTGGTTCATCTTCTGCTGGAGCACCGGCATGGCGGTCTTGTCGTTCAGGAAGTACGACGTCAGGTCGCCGTGGGCGACGCCGATCTGGGCGAACGCGCTCAGCAGCTCCGGGGGAGCCGTGGTGGTCGCCTGGACCGCAAGGTTCACCCTGGACTGGATCTCGGTCGGACTGATGTCCTTGCTGATCCACTCCGCGTACTGCTTCTGCGACATGAAGGCGGGGTCCAGACCGCCAGCTTGGAGCAGCTGGCGGTAGCTGGCCTCGGTGGAGAGGTACTCCGCCGGGGTGAGAACCTGAAGGCCGAGCTTCAGCCGGCCGTCGTTGCCCGCGAACCGCGCCTTGTACTCCGGAGTCTGCTGGAGAAGCGTGGTGATCGTGTCGGAGCCGAAACCCTGCTGGAGGAAGTCGAGGATCTTCGGGGCGAGGGTGCTCAGGCCGTAGTTGTTGAACAGGGTGGAGAGGGCGGCGAACGCGTCGCGCTCCTGGCCGGGGACACCCTTGAGCTTGTTGAGAAGCTGCTGGTACGGGGTGAGTACCGGGCCCTTCTTGGGGGCGGGCTTCTTGGGGGGCTGCTTCTTGGCTGCCGGAGGGGGTCCCGTCTTCGCGGCGGGCGCGGGCGTCCAGTGAGGCCTCGGGGCCGGGTTCTGCGGCGCGGGCGGAGCCGGAGACCACTTCGGCCTGCCGGTGGGCTTCTTCGCCATGTCCAACTCCTAGTAGGCAAAGCCCATGTCGGTGAGTACCTTATGGGCGGTGGACATGACGGACGTCTGCGCGTTGTTCGTGGCGAGCCACGCGGGATTCTGGCGGGTCTTGACCTCGAAGTCCGTGAGGGACAGCGGGGTCGGCTTGCCGTTCTGCGTGTTCTGCAACGCCTTCTTGATCATCGGGTTGAGGATGTTGATCTCGCCCGGACCCTTCTCCAGGAGCTGCTGTGCCTGCTGGATGTACGGGTCCGCGATATCCGAGACGTTCATACCCGAGTTGATCTGCTTGGCATACGCCGGGTAGGTCGCGGCCGCCTGCGTGCGCAGCTGGCCCGTGACGGCGTTGACGTCGGTGGAACCGGCGATGATGTTCTTGATGTTGCCGTCCAGCTGCTTCTCCGGGAGGAACACTCCCAGGTTCATCATCTGCTGCCGCAGCGCGGTCTCGTCGCCGCCCGCTTCGCCGCCGAAGTGGAGGCCGCTGACCGGGGTGACGTACTGGGAGAACTTCTGCCGCAGCATGGCCGTGTTTGTGTCGTAGCCGTTCATCAGCGCGTCGACAGCCAGGGCGTGCACCTGCGACGCCGTGGGCATCGCGCCCAGCTGGGCCGCAAGGTTAGTCAGGGTCGCCTGGAGGGACGTGATGTTCTTGTTCCAGGTGGCCGGGTCCGACTTCATGGTGGCGAAGGCCTGCCGGGCGGAGTCCGAGTGCGTAGCCCACCAGTGGGTGTTCTGCACGGCGGAGACGAACTTGTCCTGGCTCCAAGAGCCCGCGACAGCCTGTTGGAAGATGTTGTTCAGCTCGGGCACCGACGTGACCAGGGCGGCCACCAGGGGGCTCTGTGAGCGCAGGGAGTCCAGGCTGAGCGTCGGAGACGCGGCTGCCAGCGCCTGCGGCGTCTGGAAGCTGTAGGTGCTCCCGCTGCCGCCGCTGGGCGAGTTGCCCATCCTCGACATGACCGAGTTGACGTAGTTCCTGGTCGAGATTCCGCCGTCGGAGGCGTTCGAGTTGACGTTGGGCTGGCCCGAGAACCACATGGAGGCTGCGCCCGCGTACCCGTACTTGTTGACGTACTCCAGGAACTTGTGTGCGGCGATGCGGTCCTGGAGGGCGTGGTTGGAGAGGAACTCCGAAGGGCTGATCGAGTATCCGAGCGCTTCGCGAGACCATTGCGCGATGTTCGCGGGCATGATCTGGTAAGCGCCCATGGCCCCCGCGCCGGACCGGCTGGTTTCCGTCTCCATCCCGGCCGCGGTGATCCTGGGACTGCTCCGGGAGGGGAAGTAGACCGTGGAGCTCAAGGCCAACATCCCCTCGGGTCCGATCGAGAAGA